GTATGTATGCCGACGGTCACAAGCCCGAAACAAACGGAGATCGTATTATGAACATGAACGAGTTTATTGAGAAGCACGGAATTAAATGCGCCGTCGTGGGCGACGCAAAGAAACCCTGGGACAAGCGCGACGAGTGGCAACAAAGCGCAAACGGATTCCGTGTCCGCATGACCGCGCACGGGCGACGGATGGAACTGGATTTTTTTATGGGTAACGCGATCACGGGCGTCCCTCAAGCAGAAGATGTGCTGGATTGCTTGCAGTCTGATTCCAGCGTTATGGGCATGGATTTTGAGGAATGGTGCGGCGACCTGGGTTATGATCCTGATAGCAGGAAGGCGGAGAAGATGTACCGGGAAACAGACCGCCAAGCCCGGCGCGTGTTCCGTTTCATGGGTCGCGAAATGTTCGACGAATTTCAGGAGGTGAACGCATGAAAGTATATACGATGAACGCTCGCGGGAACTGGCAATTACTGTGTCAGTTAAGAAAGATTGTGAACGCTGAGATAGCGAAGAAACTTAACTATGAGGTGAAATGGTGCGGCGGCCTGGAGAAATCGCCCTGCCTGCAAAGTTACGCGAACGAGGTGGAAGAAGCGTATCAGCGGGGCATGGATCGCGGTGAATCAACAGAATGTGAGATAGGCCAGTTTGAAACCAAAAGCAGAAACCCGGAATTTATTAGCCTGGGTGATGACTGCTTCCATTGCGAGGTGACAGCATGATAAAGTACACACACCGAACTGAAAACAGGCGCATCAGTTATGATCGCAGCGTGAATATATGGAGGCTTGACACGCTGAACCCGAACCATCACAACATAATTCTGAGCAGTGAGACCTGTTCAGACCGTAAAGAATCGTACCGCTGGATGAAAACAGGCAGCAAATACAGGAAGGGATTTAGCGAGGTGAACGCATGAAAGTATATAAACTCACAGATGCCGAAGGCTGGACCCGTCGCGGCGAAGAAAATGCCGTAAACTGGATCGAAACTAAGATGTTTGAAACGGCTGGCGGTGGCAAACTGTGTACAAACCAGTACATACACGCTTACGAACATCCACTATTGGCAGTGCTTCATGATCCGATACACGGCAATTACGGCGCGACCGCACGGTTGTGGGAGTGTGAAGCGGACGGGGAGATCAAAAAAGACGGCCAGACTAAACTCGGCTGCACTAAACTTACAGTTCTTCGCGAGATCGAAAAGCCAACGATCACTACAGAACAGCGGATCAAATACGCAATCCTATGTTCACTTGAGGTTTACAGCGAAGAGAAGTATGTAACCTGGGCGAATAGATGGTTGTCCAGTGAAGATAGAACCCGTGCCGCCTATGCCTCCGCCGATGCCGACCGTGCCGCCCGTGCCGCCGCCTCCGCCGCCTCCGCCGCCGCCGCCGCCGACGCCTCCGCCGCCTATGCCGCCGCCTCCGCCGCCTCCGCCCGTGCCGCCCGTGCCGCCTGTGCCGCCGCCGCCGCCGATGCCGCCGCCTATGCCGACCGTGCCGAATTAAACTTAATCGAAATCGCAGAGAGGGCAATAGCATGAACACCGTAATAGCAGAAAAATTGAACCTGGCATCCGTGCTCACCCCACAGAAACCGCTTGTTATGGCCATGGACGACGTGTTTGCAGAACACCCTGGTTGGTACAGATGCAAACGTCGCGGCGGCGTGGTAGACCCGGAGGGCAGCCGGTGGCGGCTGTGTATGCGTGATGGACTGTTCAGACTGACCGAATGGGGCGCGGGCACACTTAGAGAGCGTGAGCAGGTCGCGGAAGCCTGCCGGAGGGGTTTCTGATGAAATGGGAATGTAAAATAAAAAAATGGGTTTCCGGTGATTATGAAATAATCAAGAAAGGGGCACACAATTATTCAATCTACTATAAAGGGAATCTGTCTGACGGTATGCACTGCCTGGCCGATGCAAAATTATATTGTGAACGCGGCTTAGGAAAGGGGAGCGTATGAACCGCCTGATCATAAGCCGTAGTTTTGAACCCGAAGAATACTGGCTATTCGCAAGGGGCGGCGCATGTCCGCAAGACGGGTGGAAGAACGATGAGACAGGCGAACCGGTTGAACCGCCTGCCCTGGATGAAATACTGGAATGGGAAACGGAGTATGGCTATAATACGCCGACGAAAGAGATCGAAGCCTGGCCGGTTAAAGTAATGAGTTGTTAAACTGGCGTATCCTGGAAAGGAGTTGATTATCATGCGCGATTAAAGTATTTTGAGCAGAGAGGGAAACGCCCGGTAGTGTAGTGATACGCTGCCGGGCGTTTTTGTGTTTGCGCAGGAATTAGGTGCGGGAAAATGGTGGGGTATAGCGGTGTTTAGATCGGGTAACCCCGGTAATAATCCAGCACAGTGTTATGCACAGTTGCGATCCACTGTTCAGCGGCAACGATGGCAGCGGGTATGTCCGGGTAACTGTTGCTGTACAGGTGTTGCGCGTCCGGTTGTGCGAAGATGTGTAGCAGCACGTCGTCTGCCAGTCCTCTGTTAGGTTGTGGCTGATTTTTGCGTTCAGTGATAGTGTAGTAGAAGTTGCGGAATTTGGTCATAGTAAAGTCTCCAGATGTTGCGCAACACAGATAGTGTCATTTTTAGCCCCACCATGACAACAAAGAAGTATTTCTTTCATAGTCCACATACGCCCCATCCCTGTGCTATTCCAACCAAACGACAAAGCAACGGTTCCTGGGTGCGCAAGTTCGTTAAACAGATTTCTGCATTGCTTTCTCATGACAGAATCTTGTGTTGATTTCATCGTACACGGAACACCAATTTCTTTATAAAGTTCGCTGATCTGGCGCGGGGAATATGGCGGGTCAAAGATGATGGTATCCACTTTAATTTTTTGGCTAACAAGCATTTCCAAGAAGTCTACACAGTCCATGTGATACGCTGCTTTTGTGTTGGGATTCAGGTCATTTGAATAGGTAAACCCAAGTTCATTATTTCGTGCAAACGGGTCAACAGAAACGCCAGTAAGATGGGACAATACAAACTCTCTGATCGGTTTAATAGTGAATGTATCACCGCTCGCCATAGCCCATGTTCGTGTAAATTTCATGCGTTTATCAAATCCTCTTCCGGTTCAAACGGTTCGTCCTCATCATCGTATTGTGTATCCTCAACACCTGGTAGTGACGGCGTGTAGGTTGGTTTATGCTGCGATACGGGCACAGGCACACCACCAATGACAGTTACTATCTCCCGGCGATGTCCGCCACGTGATGACCACTCCTTCTTGAACAGCCCCGCCTGTATGCCGATCTGAATCGCTTCCTGGATGTGCAGCGGTGTTACCCAGTCATGCCCGCGTGTAATAAGTCGCCGGATCAGAAGTTCAACGCCCGGTCGTTTGGTTAGCCCGTAGAAGGTGGACTCATCATTCTCCCTGATATATGCGGCGATGTCCGGGAGTAGCAGTTTCGGTTCGGCGTATTCGGCATCCTGAGTACCAGTCTCAATCAGACACGCACCGTCGAAGCCAAAGAACCATGAGCGTCCAATCAGGTTATATGCGGAGTAGTTGGCTTTAACCAGCGTCATCTTCACACCCTGGCCTGATTCGGGACGACGCGCAACGAAGTGGGTTCGTGCTTCGTCTTTGAGTGCCGACGCACCACGCGCATCGTCTGCGGATGTCTGCTTCGACTGACCGCCCATCTTGCTGACATGCGATAGTACCAGCGCAGTTCCGTTACTGACCCTGGCGAGTTTTGTTATCAACTCCATTGTATAGCCGACCACCGCGTTATCGTTCTCATTCGCTGCGCCCAACGCCCGGCGCAGTGTATCAACCACGATGAGTCGCGGTTTGATTTCCTCACAGTAGGCGTACAAGTGATTGTAATAGGCAGATGGCGCGATGTGCCCGGCACGTATCTGTTCGATGAGTGCGCCAGTGCCCTCCGTTTTAAGATGGAACCTCTTCTGTATGTCGGCACGGTAATCGCCAGATGGGAAGTAACGCCGCTCGTAGGCGTTCAGGCGTAACCGCATAATCTCGATTGGGTCCTCACCAGACAGGTAGAGCACATGCGCGGGCGCATCCACTGGCCGGAACGACGGGTAGAGCGTAACCCCGGTCGTGACCGACAGCGCAAGCCCCAGACCGATAAGTGATTTACCCAGACCGCCAGGTGAACTTATAACGGCAGTGATGTTTCTAGGTAGTAGTTCTTGGAATGTCCAGGTTATAGGTGCGCAGTTCCAATACTCGCCTATCTCGTCTGTCTCAAATGCTACGGTTGATTTGGTTGATTCGGTCAGTTGTGCCAGCCGCTGCTTCACGTCAGTGATGTGCTCTGCACCCGCTTCCAGTGCGCGTGTGAGTGATTTGGTTTCGTTAATCAACCGCCGCTGCATCTCATGATTGGACACTATTTGGCAGTAGTTCTCGAAGTTCGCTGTGGTCGGTACAGCCGATATAATCTCCGACATGACAGTATCAGGACTATCAATGTCAAGGTACTCAAGCAGCGTTACCCGGTCAGGTTTGATATTCGATTCATCCAGGAACAACAGTGCATCGTAGATTTTCTGGTGCGCTGGTATGTGGAATGGCATATCGCCAGGGCAGCGTAACAGCGTGTGTGTGCGTCGTATCAGTGCAGGGCGCATGATCATACAGCCCAGGACGGCACGTTCCGCATCCGCATTATATACTTCGCTTTGCATCCAGCATCCTTTCAAACTGCGCCTGAGATATTATCTCCGGTTGAAAGAGAAACCTCACTACTGCCCGTTTAAGCCGTTTCAGGTTGATGTCATGGAACCCGATAGACTGTGATCCGTCGAACGGTGTAACGATAGCGACAAACGTCATCCACTGCGGTTGCCATTGCAGCGTCACGAAGTACGGGTCCACGGTCGCGGTCAGGAGCGGAACCGTATCGAATATGTAGCGGTACTGATAATCAATGGTCATACATCAAGGTCCGCCGTACTCCGTGCGATGATGGATATGCCGCCAGCCTTGCGCACCTGCTCGTCCCAGTTGGATTGGTCAGGCCGTAACACACCCGAATCAGTCTTGACCTCGATGGATGCAAACTGCGCGATGCCGTCCACAGTATTCCAGCCGATCAGGTCGCCACTGCCAGGGGTCAGCCCACACCGTATCTTCCGTGCCGTCTTGCACAGGTTCAGCGCAGCAGGTATGTCGTTGCGCAGTATTGCGGCTCGGATCGCGTCAATAGTGAACGCTGGTGCGAACAGCCCAACGTTGTTTCGGAATAGGGTGAACCCGTGCCTACACGATTCCTTCCAGACCGCGTCTTGTATGTTTTTTTCAAGCATTAAAAATTATCTCCGTACCCGTCCGGGTGTGTGATTTGTAAGACAGTAGGTTTATCGTAGTTTTTCGTGTGTATGTGCATTTCGTCGTCAATATCGTAGTTGACCTCTTTTCTAACTAACGTCTGCGCTTCATGTCGGCTCTCCGCGAACACAATCGCACGTCCACAGTGCCCATCGGCTTTGGCGTAGAATATAACGTAATAGCAGTTAAGCATTCTTAATTATCCCTTCCAGCCAGTGCTGCCAGTTGTCGTACATGCGGTTCTGCTCGTCTTCCCACGATAAAACGTGGTAGATGCTGTTGTGTCCTGTTGGTTTAGTCAGCATGGATAGCCACATACACCTATTAAGAAACTCATATATTTCGGCATCCGGTTTGTCCACGGTTAATGAACCTACAGTCCATCCAGCAGGAAGATCGTGTAGTTTCATCCCAACTATTTTACGCATTAGTCTATCCTTTTCACGGTCGGGAAATACCTTGCAATCAGTTGCCTGTATCGCTCTCTTGGACTGTAGTCATGTAACTCGCTATCCATGCCCTTCTGCAACGCTTCACACGCGCATTTGTGACAGAGGTCTATTTCGTGCGTCGGTCTATCCGCCTCAGCGACTATACGCGCCTGTCCAGTTTCGATGCTCACACCGTTACGCTCTGGCATTTTACGCTTGCACACGTCGCAGGTGATTTCGGTGATTTGCTTAATGGCCATTAGATGATTCCTTTCCCGGCATCGGCAGTACGAATTGCCTCGATTCAAACCATGCGCATAGTGCATCTTCCTGTTTTTGGGTAATCGTGATAATGTCATAGCCTCGACATTTTGTACAATATAGTTTTTTTTCCCAATCCAGTAAGCACCGCGTTTCTTTCTTGCAATCGCAACAGATGTGTTTTTCGTTCATGTCTTATTCCTTTCCCTGCATCGGCGGCAGTTCGCGCCAGCCTATACATTCATTGTAGTCGTGTCTGTTGCTCCAGTAGTCCTTTGCCCATTCTAATTCGTCCACCTCTTTGATAAGCAGCAAGATTTCGTGATCATCGCCAAACTCAGGCGGCGCGCTCGCTGGATGCCACTGCTCCAGTTCGGCAATACACCCTTCGGGCGCATCTATTTTTTCCTTATCTTTGTTTGCCCATTCCTTTACTGACTTTCTGAGGATTTCGGCCTCCAGGTCGGCTATTCGTGCGTTGAGTCTGTCTATCTCAGGCAGTACTTCGCTAGACAGCATGTACTCGCCATTGTCCTCTTCTATCATTCCACCTCTCGCTCGCCAGTATCTTTTCATTATCGTGATTCCTTTATTGTCTTCTGCGCCTTCCATAACGCCTCGCATTCTCGCAGTTCGATTTCTTGTCTTTTCAGCGCGGCCTCCAGTTCGGCTATGCGCTCGCGCTGTTCCTGTACGGTCGCGGCCAAATCTGCAATATCGTCTATGGTCGCCATGTGCGGGTTTACGCTGATCGCGTTAATTCGTTCGTCCTGTGTCATTTCACTTTACTCCTGTATTTCGACGCAGCCTTCTTGCGCTGCTCTTTCGTCCACCATGCCCAACCGGGCTTATATCCTAATTTTTTTCCAACGTCAAGTAGGTCATCATACGACTTCGCCTGACTGATCATATCACGCTTCTGCTCTTTGCTGAACGAATCCACACGTTCAATAAGTTCGCCATCTACTGTTTTTGGTCTGCGGTCCTGGGTCTTGACCGCAAACTCGTATCCGCAGTTCGCACATTGTCGTTTACTGGACGTGTCAACCCAGTAACACTTCGGGCACTGACGTATAGAGATTCCCACATCGTCGTTTCGTTTGGATTTGACCACTCCAGCCTCAAGGCTCCATTCACGGATGTCGTCGGGTAGCCCGTGCATGTTGCAGTTCCCGACATGGTCAAGGATGATCGCATGTGATTTGTCCTTATAGGGGCGCAAACACCGTCCCCACTGTTGCATACATATTACCAGCGATTTAGTTGGACGCAGACTCAGCATCCCATACGCGCCGGGCACGTCCAATCCTTCGTTCACCAAGTCACAGGACATCAACGTATTCACACGCCCTTCCGAGAAGTCACGTATCGCCGCATCACGTGTCACAGAGTCCATCGTCCCATCCACCGCCACAGACCGGAACCCGGACTCATGAAACATCGCCGCGCAATGGTGCGCATGTTCGACAGACACGCAGAACACGAGTGACGGTGCGCCGTTCAGATGTTTGGCGTAATGGCCGACCGCATCACCAGTTATGACGGACCGGTCCATCTCCGCAGCAAGCATGTCGCGCTGGTAATCGCCTTTGTCCGTCTTGATCCGTTTCAGGTTGATCGCTACTGGCGGTGCGAAATACTTGTAATCGCTGAGATACTTATTATCCATCAACCACCTGGTAGACGGACCAACTATCAGTTCATCGAACACGCTGCCTAACCCGGTCCCGGTCATCCGGCACGGGGTCGCGGTCACGCCCAGCACATACTTCGCTTTCGCAATAATCTTCTGATACGTTTTCGCCGTGGCGTGGTGCGCCTCATCAATCACAAGCAGGTCAATATCCGGGATGGTGCGCCGGTTCAGCGTATCCTTACTGGCGATATAGACCTCATGCTCGCCGGTACGATGTCCAGCCGCGATAAACCCGTGCGGTACGTCGAAATCCGTGAACGTGCGCGATGCCTGGTTCAGCAGTTCGCGCCGGTGTACCAGTACCATCACGTTATTCCCCTTCATATTCGCCGACTGCGCGATATACGAGAATATGACAGTCTTACCCATACCGGTCTGCCCCTGG